ATTGGCAGGAGCAGGTTCCGTTGTGTTGGAAGTGATCCTGTATGCGGCAGCGGCAATTTCACCGGAGTCGAGAGCATTTGCACCACCGAGTGCGGTAGTTGCGCCGTCTATGGCGGTTAATCCATCCTGGTCTTTCTTTCGCTCTATCGCATTCTGAGCAAGAGAACCCGTCTGAGCATAGGCGTTGGCGCTTATTCTCAAGGCAACCCTGTCAGTTATGACGGTGTGAACACCGATAACCGTGGGGGTGATTGAGAAGAGCGTGTCTTCCATCTGTTGCGGGTTGTCCAGTTCAGTATTTTCGGTAACGGCCTGTGCGCTGAGTTTCGACATTGAAACTTCATTCCAGATCGTTCCCGTATTTTCGTCGAGTCTTTGCCTATCGACGAGGTTAGGCATGACACCAGCAAATTCTCTCACGATTCTTGCAGAAGCAATCATCGTGGGAATCGAATCAGCCAGTGAATCGGTTACTGTATTACCTACAGCCATTTCACTAACTCCTTATCCCTATATATTAATTCCCTGTTTTCTCAACAGATCCCGCGCCTGTACGATCTCATCTTTTGAGACCGTTACATCAGAGTTACCCATGCGTTCCAGAAGCTGGTTGCCGTTCATGGAAGCAGGGGCAGATGACGATGAATCGAGATCCAGCGTATTTACTCCATGCTCCTCAAGAGCCTGCTTTACCTTTGCCTCTGCTTCCCTGGTTAACTCGTCCTGCTGTTGCAGGCGACGGTTCCGTTCCATCTGGCGCACTGCACGGTTAAACTCGGCATGGGCAGCATAAATGCCACTCATATCCTTGCTTTCAAATGCAGGCTCCCACAAATCTCGAAAAGCGGCAAGTTCAGGGGCCGAGTCCACATTGAGTTCTAGTTCCTCCAACGTATACTTAATCTCTTCGATCATCCCCTGGGTCGCTCTCTGAAAGCTGTTCGTGGCTCTCCTGTCAGCGGCATTTGCTTCTACCTTCTGAAGGTCTTCCACATAGGCTTCAGAGTCTTGCGACCCCTGGTGACGTATAAGCGCCTGCACAGTATCAACAAGCACTGCCATGTTATCGGAGATCTCATCAAACTGAGTGGTCTCTTTAACCTGGCTGCGAAAACGTCCTTCAAGTGCCTTGTAGTCGTTCTCTCTTTTTGTTGCCTGTTCTTTCATCTCTGTCACTTGCGCTTGCAGAGCCTCGATAGTAGGGGGTTGCTCATCTGATGCTGACGGGGATAAGGTCGCGGGGCCGTTAGCTGCGTCAGCTTCAGGGGCAAGTTCGCCTGTACCGTTTGCTTCTGGTTGTTGTGGCGGGCTATCAAATCCCCCCACTCCATTCTGTAACGTCATTTCTTACCTCACAGTTACTGTTAGTTTAGATCTAAAGTTTTTTCTTTGTCAAAATTCTTATTCATTATCGTGTTAATTGAGGCTGAAATTCTTGAAGATATGTCGGGTCATAAATATTGCGTATTGCTTCATTTATTTCATCACGAAAGGTATCTGATTCAAGCCTATAGCTTCCAGTTGTTTCTTGGTGTTGCTGCTTTAATTGACTTATGTCCATTATTGCATCACCTTCTTCAAGTGGGCTTGTTTTATATCCCCACTTGAGTAAAAGCAATTCAACAACAGGATTCTTTACAAGAAAATCTTCTTGTGCTTCCGTAATGCTAGTTTCTAGAGCCTTAACATAATCAGCATCATCGTCTGTCCATCCCTTATCAGGAACAGCACCTTCTTTGTAAGTGTTTCTGTCTAATTGGACATCAGAATCTGTAGTGTAAAAAAGCCACTTTTCTTCTCCTAACATAGATGTCTTTGCTTTATCCTCTCTTATTTCCCAGTATGGTCGAATCAAATCTATGTCGTTGTCGTACTCCTTCAACAATATTCGCACTTCTGGCTTTGCTGATGCGTACTTCAAATCTTCAATATGTCCCATATGTGGCCCTATATCAGGATCGTTTTCAAGAACCTTGATACGCCTGTCTCTTTCATCAAAGTTATATTCACGAGACACTGGATCTATCATAGGAGGATGACTGCCATCTCTATCCAAGGTCATAAATGCCCAGTAACCATCCAACGCCCTGTTAAAAGCGTTGCTTATCTCGTTCCCTTCCTCCCACTGTGCAAGCATCCCCTCGTGCCGTGTCTCTGTCTCTCTTGAATCTAGAGCGTATTCTTTGAAGTGATCCTGTATGTCATCCCTGAGTATTGCCCCTACCCCGTTTGCTTGAAGGCTCGCAAGTATTCCGTCGTCCCTCTTTGCTCGATCTCTTTCTTTTTGAACCTTGTATACACCTGATTCAGAGCCAGACTCTTTCAGCTCTTCAGCCTGTCTGTTCATGGCCTCTCTGATTTCAGGGTTGTCTAGCATCATCTTGGTCAAGAGAGCTTGGCTAAGATCTTTTTTATCTCTTGGAAAACCGTCGGCAGTTGTGAAGTCCCATAGAGCAGATGGAGACAAATTACCAGTCCACTCGCCCTTAGAGTGACCATACTCTGCCAGTTCTTCTGGACTCATCTGGTCATATGCATCTCTAATCATGCCCATTGCTTCATCACCTGGGCTTATTGGGCTTGTCCGCAACCCCATCATTCCTAATATCACTCCAGGGGTAGTATCCCCTTCCATGATGCCTTGAGCAACAAATGGAGCCGACCCTTCTGCCGAATGAAATCCAATGTCAGGAACTGAATCTACGTGGTCAAATTTAAGAGCGTCTATATTAGAGATTTTCACGATTTCAGGAGGACTGTCAGGATCGTCAGGATCATCCGATTCATAAGTACGTTGTCCTGCAAGTCCTTCTACTATTGTCTGTCCTAATCCAAGTCCAACAGCCCCCCTGAACATCATAAAACGTATGAGTGGGTTATCTGAATTGGCTGCTATCATATCCCCTATTGGCTTACCGCCTGGAGTCAGTGCGCTAATAAGGTCTGCATGCAGGGAAACAAGCGCTCTAACCTGCCCACCAACGCCATACCACTGTCCGTCTGCTTCTATTGATAGATATTTCTTGCCGCTGAGTGGATTCATTCCTACTCGTATATCATCTCTTATACGTTCTACGGAATGTCCTTTAGCTGCGCCATTTGCGATTGCCGCAGTTACAAATATACCGTGAATTGCTGTCAACAGCTTTGCCATTCTTTTAGCAGCTTCTGTCTGCCTTACAGAAGCTCCAGTTCCACCCATAGCCCTGCCTGCTGTCTCTGCTACTGCGAATCTAATAGCATCGGCAGTAAAAGTAATAGTAGACCTAAGTAACCTTGGGGAAAAAGCCATGAAGCTTCCCTCTATGGCTCTCTGGTTAGCGCCTACTCCTAGAGCAGCACTGTCTAGCGCTCCAGTTGTATTCCGAACCATAGCGCCCAGCTCCTCAAGAGAGTTACCTGAACGTGTACTTGTTCTAAATGTCTCTTCCAATGACTCCCAAAGAAGCGCCCTGTTCATTGCAAGAAACATACTGTAGCTTGACTGAAATCTACCGAAAGTCTGGTTAACTACATCTCCTGATACCCCTCTTATTGTTTTACCTGTTCTTCCAACACCAAGAAGTATTGAATCAAGACTACTAAGTTCGGCCTTCGATAGATTGACACTACCCTCTCCAATCACATGCCCTAAAACCTTTCCTCCAATTTCATCAGGAACAAATGTTAACGGCGCCCCAAAGGGTATACCCTGACCGTTCTTGAGAGCTGCAAACATTTCAATATCGCCAACAGGAACACCATGAGTAGCCATTTTCTGAAAAGTTCCAATCCTACTTGCAACAAATCTTGCCTGCACTGCGGGATCAAGCCATGCCTGGAAATGCTTTAGTGTGGCCCTAACCCATATTTTTGGGTTATCTGCTAGCAACGGCAATCCGTGAATCAATGGAGACCCATAGTCTGCGTTAGCACTCAACCACCTTACGGTATTAGCGTAGTTACCCATGATCTTATTAAATGCATTGGTACTACCTACAAGCTTGCCAATGCCTTTTTCAAGAGCATCATAATCTTCCGCTTTGTATACCCTGTTACGCCAGGTTTTTACTTTTATATTTCCATCAGTAACAGTATCTCCCCACAGGCTTTCAGGAAGAGTGCTGCCTTCTCCAGTACCTATCTTGGCTCTGACGTCATTGTATTTCTTTCTGGCTTTTGTTAAGTTTCCTGCTGCCTCTCCCATAACTTTCTTTGCGTCTTCCAGCTCCTTGTTTAAGGTAGCCTTTGTTGTTGCTGTATATGCAGAAGGCAACTGTAGCTGTAACTGTCTGACCTTATCTCTTGCAGCCTTATATACTTTGTGTGCGTCGATAAAGCCTGTGTATTCTTTTGGATTAACCTTTTTCATAATCTGGTTTTTTGTAAGTCCGGCACCAGATTCAATCAATTCTTCAGCAAGGTCTTTCTGAAGTATCTCATCGAAGGCAGCCTGCAAGTGGGCTTTTAGGTTTGATCGCGGATCGGCTGCATATGTAACTCGTTTATGAAACTTTCCTAACTTTTCATCCCACACTCCCATCATCCCTTCGGTAGCATACTCAAAAGTTCTTCCTTGGTGAGAGTCCGTTATCTGCCTTGATAGGTTTATGTCATCAACAGACTCTACTATTCTTGGAATATAGTAGAGTCCATCCCTGTCTACAGATAAAGGCTTTAACCCGTTGGCAATCCGTAGATTTTCCATCTGCTCAACTATCTTCCGGTAACTTTCAATATATTCAAGGCCAGCGTCACTTAAAAACTGCTTGTAGGCCTGTGGGTTCGTAAAGACATCCAACCAGTGATGTCCGGTGTCCTTTACTATTCCGTACTGGTCTATAGAAATAGGTATCTTGCCCCAGTTTGGCATAGGTATTCTTTCAGGGCCAACAACAGCACTTACAGGATTCTTAATCCACTTTGACATATGCACATCTAGGCCTGACTGCAAAGCTATCTCTGCCAGCTCCCCAGTCATCCCTCTCGCTCTCGCCCCTGCAAGAACCAGTTTTTCTATTACTGTAGTTGCTGCTGCTGACGGATTGATTCCAAGTCCCTTTGCAGCAAATCTCATAATCGGAGACTCAAGAGTTATGATTGTGTCCATTATGGATTTTATACTTGGCGGTGAGACTACAAATCTGGATGCGGAATCAGAAGCTCCCTGAACCCCCACGGTGTTTCCCCAGCGTCCAAGTATTTCTCTTGCCTCTGGGCTTCCTGGTGTTGCTTTCTTAAAGAAAGACCCATCAGGAGCCTTGCCTATAAGGTCAACATTTACCAGTCTATCAAGAGAGTTTTTAACCGCTAGTATATTTGCGCCACCCTGCGTTGCATCAATACCAAGATCAGCTACCATCCCTGGAAAACTAGCCATATCTACGACTGCGTTATCCGGCATATTCATCCATAACCTAAGATCTGCCTCAAATAAAGCATCGTCTGCTAAACCTGGAATTGTTATTGGACTATTAAATATCTTGCTAACAGTGTCTGCTCTGGCCGACTTAATAACATTCCATGCTTTAGGCATCTTGGCAAAAGCAGGAGGTACCCCTTCAACTATTCGTGTGATATTGCCTATTTCTAATGCAGACTTTGCGGTACTGGTAATAGCTGGGATGCCCTTTACCCCCGCCTTAGTAACTCCAACTGCACTCTTGAAAAGTGGCATTCCAACAACATTGGAAGGGACAATAAGACCAGTGATAAGCTGTTGCTCCCACGGCCTATTCTCGTTAATCATTCCCGCAGCCCATAACTTTTCTCGCGCGGTAAGATCCACATTCCATTCAGTTTCTGCGTTAACAAGTCCTGACATTAACTCTGACTGTGGTGCGTATAACGTCCCACCTTCTCTAAATGGCCACAGAAAAGGCTGGGTTACCCATTTGAATTTATCAAAGTGGGGAATGTTCTCTTCTGCCCACTGATTACCTCTATGTATATTGTGAATACTATGTTCCGCTTCAGCAGACAAGAGGTTAAACATGTTAGGGGCATACGGGTTTTCAAGCTCTGGGTCTACAGGCGCACCTGGCGTCCATCCTGGCCCCATTGGAGAGCCTAAAGTTTCCCCTGCTTCAAATCTTTTCTGTAGCTCCCCAACTCTTTCAGCTTCTGATTCAGGGTCAAACCCAAAGGTATCGCGAAGATATTTCTGTACCTTTGGGGGTTCATTCTCATAATTGTCAAATAATGCAGGGCGTTCTGATAGTGTCTCAAACCACGCTGCATTAGTTTTCTGCCTGTATATCTCATCGCTTTCGCGCAGATGTTCGAGATCAAGTCCGATAACACCTAACGGATCTCGTTTTTTTATTTGTTCTGCTATATGTTTGAACCCTGGCAGCCCTTCAAAGTAGTCATGTGACTCTTTAACGGTTATGTCATCGTCTCCTGTCAGGGAGAAGAAATTTATCCCTTTTGTCATTATCTTCTACCTCTTCTGAATACAGAGAATGCCCTGCCGCCGCCGCCCCTGCCAGTTGCAAGAAGCCTGCGCCTGTCTGCAAGTCTCCTTCTTTCAGCCTGCTGGAACTCTCTTGTCAGCTTGAACTGATCCTCAAATCCTGGCAGCCTGCTTTCAAAGAACTCTTCCTGTGTCATACCTGGAGTGACTGTGGTTGCACGTTCTCTGGCTCCTTCCTTGATCGTAGCGAATCGCTCCTGTGCTTTTCTGAAAGGTTCTGTTTTTTCTGCCTCTCTCCGAGACTCCTCCATGAACTCTTCTCTTGCCTCATCCGTTGTCGCCTTTGACGCTTCTATGGCTGCGTCCACAGATGCACGATGGGCATCCATTGCTTTAGTGCGATCTGCTGGAGATGTGCCTGCACCTGGAGGACGTATCCCTGGCTCTCCCATAAAAAACGGAAAGCCCTCTTGTTCAATACCACGACCCATGAACTCTCTCTCTTCGTCTGTAAGATCCATCTCTTCGTCATAAGATTCTCTATCGAATGTAGTGACAGGCCTGCTTGCTGCATCCCATGCTTGCTGAAATTCCTGTCCCTGCATCTGGCCCTGTAGCCATGTAGCGTATTCGGGTCGTTCTTCAGCTATCTCAAGCAGTGCTGGAGTCATACCTGTAAGGTCGAATTCTGGCGCTGGTTCCGGTTCTGGTATACGACGCGACGGGACATACTGAGGCATACCTGGTGCGGTTGGTGGAGTGGAAGAATCCATCTGTCTTACAAACGCATCGTACTCTGCCTGTGAATTTCCAACTATATTTGAAATCAATGCATCAAGTGCCGCATCGCTTTGAACCCCAGCCATCTCAGCCTGTAACTTAATATCAGGAATGATGTTGTTATTTAAGAAATCATAAAATTCAGGATTTGTATTGGCGTTTATGATTCCAAAGTCACGAAACCTTGAAGTTATATCTGTTGTAAGACCCTTTTGATAATCAGAAAATACTGATTCTTCATAGTTGCCGTACCCGACCTGCATTACCTGTCCCATTGCTGAACGGAACTCAGGATCATTGAGTGCTGCGTGCTGTGATTCATACTGGTTCCGGGAAAGCAAATCATAAAGAGCAGCCTTATCTTCTGCCTTGGCGTTCTGCCATCCTAGCCACTCATCCTGTCCCTGTGCGCCCTTCTTGGCAATCTTTTTAAGAAGCTCCTCCATCTTCTCAAAATTCTCATATTCTGTTGGATCTATAAAAGCAAGTGTCTGGTTCTCTTGCCATCGTGCAAGCACAGATTGTGCAAGCGCTTCATCATTCAACATGTCATTAAATGAGCTGTACTTACCAAGTGTTTCTGGACTAGCAAGTTCAGCTACATCTCTATCTGTATAGCCACCATTTTGCATGATATGTCGAAATCGCTTGAGGTATTCAATCGCATTAGCATCACGCTTTTGCCATTTTGTTATATCTTTTTTCCACTGGGCAGTTTCTTCAGCCGAGACTTGATCAAAAACATTCTGAGAAAGACTGCCAGCATCTTCTCCTATGACGTAATTGAAACTCTTAAACATCTGATATGCAGTGGGGTTGTTAACTTCTCCCGCATCAAGTTGTTCCTGGTATTGCTTTCCAAGATCACCATCTGTAATTATTTTTATGGCCTCGGTTCTTTTTTTACGGGCAGCTTTTTTTATACTCTCGATGGTAAACCTGCCGTCTCCCTGAAACTGTAGCCATGACTCATCATTATCCAAGTCATATATAAAAGGAAGGCCGTTTGGCCCCGTAAATTCTGTAGTGTTGAGAAACCTTGTAAAGTTTGATTCAGCAGAATCGTTAAAATCCCACGTAAAATCAAGAAATCTCTGGTACATGTCCTTATCTTCCAGCGCACTAGATCCGGCCATAGGATATATGTCTGCCGGATCTCGCTCGACATCACCTATAAGAGTTTTATGCGCTAGGTCATCAAGAACCTTTTTCGGGCTATTACCTACCTCGCGCATATTGTCATAATAAGGCTCAAGGTTCTCATCTAATTTTCTAAACCATTCTTCAGATATTCCTTCTGCAATACGGATTGCTCCTGTCTCACCATCAAGCGCACCTTGGCCATATATCTGTGTTAATGAATCGTCCCAAATTACTGTTCCTTCTTCGTCCCTTTCCGCAAGGTTGAGATGTACTAACAAATCTTCTGCTGACCGTTGCTGTTCTGCCCTGGTCATACCCTCCCTGGGAATATCCTCAATCCCATGCCTTCCAGCAAAGAGCAGCATTGTTTTAACACCTGGGTTTATCCTGCCGCTTTCTATTCCTGACTCTATGGCTGCCCATATAAAGTCGCGTCGGGTCATTACATCAGGTGATACCGTTACGTTATTTGTAACATCTTCAAGATAGTCAATTGCAATGGAGAAATAGGGATCTAACAAGATCCCTTCACGAACGTGACGGGCTTCCAATTCCATAACCTTGCCAGTGTTAGGGTTGATGTCTAGATTAAAAAACATATGGGCATCAACGATTTGCTCAATATCGCCCCTGGCTGCTTCCATGTAGCCTTGCGTTGCTATCATTTCATCAACAACATCTTCTTTTAGAAATTCAAGATCTTCTTCAGTCCTGTCGTCATAAGCCTTGAAGCTCACATTTTCGTTTTTTGCCCTTACTGCACTAAGAACTTCAAATGTGATTTCCTCTTCCATGTTTACGTATCGTTCATCAAGGCCAAGTTCATCAAGGCCAAGATCTTCAAAAACATCCGTAAACTGAGTATCATTTTGTGGAACGCCTGCTCTTGCTTTTGGCCCAAATCCAGCCCACCTATTTAGAAGGTCAAGCTTGTTCTGGTCTAGGTCATCATATATATCGTCAAAAGTTTTTAGCCTATCGGGAGGGTTTATTATCGTGTTCCATATTTCGAGTTGTCTTCCTATTTTTACCTGTCCGTTTAGCTTCTCTTCAGCCTCAAGATCTCTTTCAGATGGAGGAAGACTAAGAAGAAACCCAGGAGACTTTTCTCCTTCTAGTGTCTTTGTTTTATTTTTCGGAATAATAAAGCGTCCATATTTTTGCCCTGGTCTTACAACATAACGCCACTCTGCACGCAGCCCAGCTAATCCGTCAACAAGCTTGTTGAACTCCTTTTCGGTTAGGTATCCGTCGGTAAGATAACCTCCCTCTTTACCCTCTCCTATGATGATCCCATTTTTGTCCCGTATGGGAGCTGCACCAAAGTGTCCTGGTTTATGTGACATAGCGCTGCCTGAAATTCTTTAGTCTTTTATCTGATGGAGGGGTTATTCTCTTCTGCTGCATGAAATTAGAAAGCGTTGAAGCCCTAGGCGCAGATACTTTACGTCCCTGCATAGGCGGCGTTTTCTTTTTATCAGCGTCATCTGACAGGCGTTCATATTCCTGTGTTACTGCTGCTATCGCGTCTGAAAATGGATTACTAGCGGGCAAGGTCTATCCTCTCAGGTGTGAATGTATCTGGTGTTAATGGTGTGTTAATGTCTGCTGGCCCTCCCCCTGGCCCTGGTGTCGGGCCTCCCATCGGGCCTCCCATAGGGCTGGCTCCTCCAGCTCCGTTGACTCCTGGGATCTGTGGTGCCATAGCCTGTTGCCTTGCGGCTATCTGTTCTGATACGGCAGCGGTGTTCTCTTCATCGACGAGTCCCATCTGCTGTGCGACGAGCGTCTCGATCCTTTCCCTCACTGCTGGCAGGTTCCTGACTGCTTCCTCGATGAGCCTCTGTTTTATCTCCGTGCCGTTTTCGTAGCCTGCGGTCTCGTAGTAGGTCATCGGGTCGATGAGTCCTGCTCCGTACTCGCTCATGGCCATCTGCCTCTGCTGCATTTCCATTACTGGCTCTGCATGTGGGAACTCTACCTGTATGCCGTACACATTGTGTATCTGGTTTTTCCGCAGGTTCTTTCCGTCGGCGCCGATCCCGTCAGAGAGTTCTGACACGCTGTCCACCATTTGCAGGATACGTGATCCCACTATGGAGGCCATGTGTTCCCTCTGGAGGGCTGGCCCTGCGAACGTGCGCATGCCTGCCGTGTTAAGGATGGCCTGCTGTCCCACGGTTGTGACTCCTGCGGGCCTCACTCCTGCGAGCGCTGACGAGTAGGTGCCAAGTTCGAGGGTTGAGTCTGTCTGTGAGCGGAGCTGCAATGCCCATCCTGGCACGTCTGGTGTGTTCATCACCCAGTAGTCGCCGAGGTCTCCTTCCAGTATTCCCTCATTGGATATTGCCTGTGCAAGGGTCATCGGGTCTCGTGATGTACCCATAGGCGCAAAGGCAAATCTAAGCAGTATCTGGTGGAACGCTGAAATTTCCTGCGTCCTCTTCCTGATTGTTTCCTTGTTAGGGGTGAGGATACCGTGTGCGAAGTTGCTTGGGTCTCCTCCACTGTCTCCTATGTCCATGCCCCATCCGCTGAAGGCGTGGACAAACGGTACGAAGCCCCACGTATTCTTCTCCATCCAGATCGGTGTTGCCGACCTTGAGGCCGGAGTGCCGTAGGGTGGAGTCGGGTTGGCGACAAGTTTTACGTGCCAGTACGGTGTCCAGTAGTCCCATGTCTCCACCTCGTCCCAT